CTATTGCACATATGATCTCTGATAGCAGGTAGGTGTACTGGTTTAGCCGAATCCTTACGGTTGCCTTTGTATCTAGCTGTCTTTGCTATATCAAACCTGAAGTTACCTTTACCCGTAAGGTAGACTTGATGATGCCCACCAGTAAAGTAATTGGAATCCTCCAAGGCCATCGTCACCAAGTCATCTGTCTTTGACAAGGCTTCAGCAACCGTAAGATCGTTAGAGGAAAACCCCGCACGATAGGCTATGATATCACCATCAATTAGGGTTTTCCAAAGTTTTTTCATTAGAAGGGAATTTCATCCTCTAATACTTTGATAGGCTTTGCAGCTTTAGCAGGGGGTGGGCTACTCACAGACTCATAGATAGGGATGCCAGAACTACCAGTGTGTTCTACATGGTCATGAACATCAATACGGTCTAGTCGGCTACCAACAGTACCGTACTTAGTGTCATAGACTGACAGGTACACATCAGCAATAGTACCATTACCTAGCTCACCGTCTTCAAACATCCAAGGCTTGTTACTGTTAGCCTTGTAGATTTCCGGTGCGCCACTGCTAAAGCTATGACCACTGTTGAACTTACGGTCAACTTTAGTCACCATTCCTCGTCCCTCTGAGTCAGACTTGAATGCACGGGGAAAGCCAGTAGCTTTTAGAAGCTCTGTATTCTCGTTATCAAGAATGATATTAACAGTGCAAGCACCATCATACTGCTCGTAGGTTCCCGGAACTGCGTCCGTAGCTTTGTAACCTACCTTGTCACGATTCTCTTTGAACACTTTTGCCCACTCAAGAACTGCTCTTAACTTAACTCCACGTTGTGCCATCTTTGGCCTCCTTTAATGTATGTCGGCATAGGTAGCGCCGTACTGCACATCTATACCAAGGTCTACGTTTAGTTGCAAGTGCCTATTTAACATTTTTATTGCATCTTGCAAAGTTTCTGTGTGTAAGTCTTCGTCTCCTTTTTTAACCACATTTATTGTCTCGTCATGAAACTGTCCAATCAGGTTAGGTCTTTCTGATCTATAGTTATAGACCCACCTGTCAAAACAGTATGCTCCTGTACTCTGGTTAAGAGTAGAGAACACATCCTTCTTAAAGCGTAACGTATGCCAGAACTTACTGACAGGGTTCTGCACCCACATCTGACTAGCAATACTTCTTACTTGCTGATCGTCTACAAACTCTGTTACTGCTTTGTTTCGTTCCCAATAAGCCTTAAGCAAACTTGCTGCTTGGCCCACGGACATACCAGTCTCTCTGGAAAGTTTAGGCGCGCCAACACCATAGGTAGCAGAATAGTTTACCACCTTATAGTTTTTACGTAATGCTTTTAAACTCTTCTCTCCACTGTTATGCATGTCTATTTGTTTCTGAGTAATGGCGCCAGAATGTAACGCCAGATCAAGGTGAGGGTCAAAACCATCTCTACTCATTTCTTTAACATAGTCAGGGTCATAAGGCTGCATGTAGTGTCTCTTAGTAGTGTCTTCAAGGGAAGTCATGTCAGCACCACAAAGTACATGGTCGTTGTCAGGAGCAAGAAGACAGCCTCTTACTTCCTTACCCCAAGGCTTATCAACTCCCGGAAGATTCACCAGAGGTTTGCTGTGCTTGAAGCGTAGGGTGTTAGTAAGCCCTGCTATCTCTGCCTTAACGTAACCATCAACCTGACACTCTAAGAAGCCCTTGAAGATAGCAAGTCTGTGTTGAATAACAGTAAGCCCATCAAGTACACCTACCGCCTTATCCTGCCCCATAAGTAGTCGTACAGAGCTAGTAAGCTCACCATCTTTACGGACTTGAGGTATTCTTCTTTCTGATCCATCTTCTTCTTTCACGTACTTGTGTGTGCAGGGTTCCCATCCCATAGAATACAGCCAGTCTTTGACTTGATCGGAGGATTTAGGATTAGCAGGTTCAACACCTTTTACTACCTTTATCTCCCCCTCATATCCCTTGGGCATACCATACTCTTCAAGTAGGGCATCCCACTTGTGTCCCAGTTTAGATATTGTGCCATCCTCTTTGGTATACTTCTTAGGCTTACCTGCTACCTTGTACAGCTTGTTCATAGGCATAACATCAACCAGTTCTGCTATCTTCTGATCTTGCTGCGCTGTAAGGTCTGCCACACACTTTTCTGTTAGGTCAACGTCAAGCTTCCACCCACGCTGTTCTGCTGCTGCTGCACACTTCATCTTGTATGACAGGTATTGCAGGTACTTCTTTAGAAGAGGCTTGTCTTGTTCGTACACTCTCCTAAACTTAAAGATTAAGTCTTCCCATAAGTGGTAGTTGATCTTAACATCTTCTTCACACCTATGAGCATACTCCTCCTGAGTCAGACCTTCCCAATCCTCAATCACAGGTTTAGGTATTTCAAAGTCATCACCAAAACTTGCAAGGCCATGCTTGGGTCTGTCAGTGTTCATTACCCAAGACATAGGTAGGGTGTCATAGTAGTCGCAGTCAAGTTCTATCTCTAGTAACCTTTCAAGCACAGGAACATCATACCTAATAATGTTATGCCCAACTATATGATTCTGTTTAGCCAGTAGGTTGCGCATGTCATCGTAGTCAAACAATGTCTTTACGTCTAAGGTATCTGGGTGGGTGTAGGAGAGGCAGTGTATCTTTGTGGGGTTTAAACCATCTGTCTCTATGTCAAATATTATCATGTACCCTCCGTTAGTATGGTTGTATCAGGATCGTAATAGACTGACCCTGCATGACCTAATTTAGCAAACGGTCTGTTTTTGTCAAGGATAAAGTTAGTAGTGTTCTGTAATACTTCATCATCAGTATCAGTGTCACGCTCAATCTTGATACAGATGATTGCTTCTTCTTCTAGTGATGCAGCATACTTGGTACGTCCATCGTCATTAACCTGAGAGATAAAGATCACACCAATATTCAACTCCTTAGCAAGCTGTGCTGCACGTGATCCCAGTGTGGTTAGAGTACTGGTAGCACCATCAACCCCTGTGTTAGACAGGTAGGCAAGACGTTGTACGTGGTCAATAAAGATATACCCAGCGCCATACACGGTAGCAGCAAGACGGATATACTCAAGCAGCTTGAGGGGATCATCATGTGATCTCATCTCAAACACAATGGTACGCTCACCCTTAGTTGCTAACTTAGCTGCTTCTACTACCTTATCCTCAGAGATACTGTTCTCCACTGCGTCATCCTTAGTACGGACGTTCAGCCCTAGGTGATAGGTAGCCATAGCACGATAGGTGGTAGACTTCATTTCTTCCATGTGTAGTAGGGCAATACGCACATCAGGTGTCTTGAGTAGACCTGTCTCAAAGTAACGGATCACCTCAGTCTTACCAGTACCACGTGGTGCTTTGATGAACGTGATGCCACCCTTAACCAAGCCTCTAGTCTTCTCATCAAGCCCTGTGTGTCCTGTTGGTACGTACTCATAGGGGTTCTCATTACGGATTGCTGCTTCTACTTCCTCATCAGAACAGAAGAAGTTATCAGGTGAGTAACGCTGTGGCTTGAGTGCAGCCCACTTAAGATCATCCGTGTCACCACTGGTTAAGAAGTCATTAGCATCCTTATGCTTAGACATGGGTACATACCAGAACTTGTCTGCTAATGCCTCATATAGTTTGTCAGCAGCACGTCTACCTGCATCATCCAACTCACCAGCATACACCACTTCCTTGAAGGAGTTGAGGTAGGCATGGTTAGCCTTAATAAACTTCTCCCCGATAGATGCGCTGGGCAATGACTTGACGGGCCACTTCTGCCCAAGGATTTGATAGAGAGAAGCAGCATCAAACTCTCCCTCAGTGATATAGATACGTGTAGCAGAGCCAGAATTAAACTCAGGGCCAAAGAGTTTAGCCATGCCTACGCCCCTGTCCTTTACCCAAGACTTGGACTTGTCATTGTAGTCACGGTACTTGACCGTGTGTGGGTACTTGTATGCGTACCTCACTGGAACCTCACCATCCCCTGTCTGTATCTGAATGCCATAGAGCTGACACACACCCTCATCCAAGCCACGTATGCCTTTGTAAGTAACACCTGTTACTGGTATGTCCATAGGTTTAACCTTTTCTACTACTGGATAGTCTTCTTTCGCCCAATCAAACACTCTTGTTCCTCTCCTTGCTGGGTATGATTCCCCGCAGCTATGACAGAATCCATAGCCACCATCATTCCAATTAAATGCGTCACTTGATCCACAGTCCTCAAAGGGACACGCTAGGTGTGGATTGTCAGCCATCTGTCAGTGCCTCCCACGATAAAGGAAATAGATTACTCATTGCCTGAGATATACATTGTGCTGCTTGTGAAGTTTCAAACTGAGTGTCCTCTTTGCACCTTAGATTGCACATATCAGCAAAGGCGTCAAGACTACCTGACCAATACCATTCAGTCATGGTGTTTTGTGGCAACACCATACGTGCT